GCTCAAACGGTGATATTTTGAAGGAAAGGCACTCGGCCTACTCCGAGGCGTTCGTCGGGTACACGACCCTATTCGTGGCATCTACCTAAAGGGGCAATCATGAGCAAGCTGCGACCAGAAGACGGTGGGTATTTAATCGAGCAAGAGGAAGACCTACCTGAAACTGAAGGCCAGGAGACTGAAGCAGAACAAGCTGAAACTCCTGACTCCGAACCAGCACCGGATAGTGCTAACTCCACGCACGAAAAACCTGTGGAGTTTACTGAGGAACAGCAACGAATCTTCAACGAGGCTGTCGGAAAGAAAGTCTTTAAGCTCCGCGAGAAGGAGCGAGAAGCCGAAGCTCTCCGAAGGCGTCTTGAGGAACTCGAAGCGAAAATTCCCCAGCAAGGAAGGCCAGCAGTCCCTGATGCGCCAGACCCGTTTGCACTCTCTGATATAGAGTACAGACAGAAGCTGGTTCAAAGGGATCAGGCCATCCGCGAAGCTGCGGCTTGGGAGGCACAACAGCAGGCACTGCAATGGCAGCGTCAGCAGGCCGACCTAGAGCAGCAACGACGGCAGCAGGAAAGACAGCAGGAGGAAGTAAAGGCTTACGCTACCCGAGCAAATAAACTCGGGATGTCGGCGGCAGAGCTGCAAGAGGCAGGCACTCTTGTCGCAGGGTACGGAATTGACGCGGCGCTTGTGGAAATGATCCTTGGAGATGACCACGGGCCTCTGTTGACCAAGTACCTTGCGCAAAATCAGCTTGAACTTGAGCGGCTTGTGCAAATGCCGGTGACGATGGCGGCAGTCCGACTTGCTACTGAGGTCAAATCTAAAGCCGTTGCCATGAAACCCAAGGTAACCACAGCACCTGATCCGCTGAACGCCCCACGAAACGCGGGCATCAGTCCAAAGCCGAAAGGCCCAAAGGGTGCTACTTTTGAATAGGAGTTAGCAAATGGCTAATAATCTACAAAGTAACATTACACGCAAAGTTGCTCGTGTATTCCTCGACAAGTTTGAGTCCAGCCGCGTTCTGACAAAAACGGTTGACACTCAGCTTCTTTCCAACAAGTTCAATCCTTCGACTGGCTCGACGGTTGACTTCAAACGCCCCACTGACTATCGCTCGATCCGTACCGCTGGCGGTGATATTTCGGCTTCCACGAAGTCGGACATCATTGCTGGTAAAGCATCCGGCGTTGTTCAGGATTACTTCACTGTTGCCACCGAGTGGACAAACATTGAAGAAGCACTGGAACTGGATCAGCTCGAGGAAATTCTGGCCCCGATGGCAACTCGCCTAGTGACCGACCTCGAACTTGACCTGTCCAGCTACATGATCAAGAACTGCAACCTGAAGTACGGCACTCCCGGCACTGCAATTGATGCCTGGTCGGACGTAGCGGGCGCAGGCGCGTTCATGGATTCTATCGGCGTGCCGATGGAAGGCGAGCGTTACTACGTTGTAAATCCGTTCGTCGCTGCCGTACTGGCAGGCGTTCAGACTGGTCTGCATACCGGCCAGAAGTTGGTTGAGACCGCTTGGGAAAAGTCGCAGATCAGCCCGAATTTCGCTGGGCTTCGCGCACTGACCTCTAACGCGCTCGCAAGCTACACCAGCGGATCGTGTACTGACCGCGCGGGTACTCTGTCGGCCAACCCGACCGTGACCTACCTTGCTCACAAGGACACGATGAAGCAGACGCTTGCTGTGACTGGCTTCTCGGCCAACGGCACTGTGAAGGCTGGAGAGATCATCACGATTGCCGCTCGCAACCGTCTGAATCTATCCACCCGCACCCAGATGCTTGATGCCTCTGGTGCAGCGATTATCTTCTGTGGCGTTGTCACCGAAGACGTAACGCTGAACGCATCTGGTGCTGGAAACCTCGTTGTAGCTGGCGCTGCAATCTACGAAGCCAACGGCCAGTACAACACCGTTGCCTCGGCTCCGGTAAGCGGTGACGTTGTGACCCTGCTGGGTTCTAACGCGACCGTTTACCAGCCTGCCATGTTCTACCATAAGCAGGCATTCGGTCTTGGCACTGTGAAGCTGCCGAAGCTGTACATGACTGACACGATTGCCACCACCGAAGACGGTATGAGCATTCGCATCACGAAGTACAGCGACGGTGATGCCAACACGCAGAAGATTCGTTTTGACCTTCTGCCCGCCTACGCTACCTTCAACCCGTTCTTCGCGGGCCAAGGGTTCGGCAACTAAGGTAGTGTTATGATGTGAATGCGCCGGGGACTAATTACCCCCTTGAGTTAGGCTTCCCACCTAGCGAAGGCGCATTAACTTAATCGGGAGTTGCTGGGAGGCAACATGGTTATTTTCATTGATCCAAAAGTTGTTCAAGCAGAATTTAAGTACAACCCAGACACCGGAGAATTAACCAGAGACGTTTCTATCTGGGGAGCAAAACAAGGGCGGAAAGGCGCAAAGTCTGAAAAGCCATACGCGCATAAATCTGGAACCGGCAAGACCTATTTAAGAATAGGATTTCAGACGAAGTATATTTACGCTCACCGCCTGATCTGGGTATGGATGACTGGAAAGCAACCGCAGCATATTGACCACATTGATGGTAATGGACTGAATAATAGGTGGGAGAATTTAAGAAGCGTTACGCAAGCAGAAAATAGCCGTAATGCAAGAAAGTATACAAATACCAAGTCAAACATGACTGGCGTAACATACCGAAAAGAAAGTGGCAGATGGCGGGTGAGGATTGGTATTAACAATAAGGTCTCGACAGTAGGCACATTCAAAAGTTTGGATGAGGCAACGCAAGCAAGAGACGCGGCATATCAATCACATGGATACGCAATAAATCATGGCAAAAGTTAAAGATCCTCGACTTACTCGCGCTGGCGTTTCTGGTTACAACAAGCCGAAACGTACGCCTAGCCATCCAACGAAATCTCACGTTGTAGTGGCTAAGTCTGGCGACGAGATCAAGACCATTCGATTCGGTCAGCAAGGTGTTTCTGGAAGCCCAAAGAAAAAGGGCGAGTCAGAATCCTATCGAAACAGGCGCGAATCGTTCAAAGCGCGTCACGCGCAAAACATAGCCAAGGGCAAAATGTCTGCGGCTTACTGGGCGGATAAAGTTAAGTGGTAGAGATTTTCATTAAGCCAAGCGGCGCGGAAGTCATGGTGAATTCAAACTCACGCGACGCTGCAATTTCGCTTGGATGGATTCCGAAAGATCAGATTCCTGTTGTTGTTGACCAGGTAGACAATGTGGTTCCAATCCCCAAGCGAAGGGGTAGGCCACCCAAAGTCAAAGAGGCTTGAGATGAAAGGCTTGTACGCAAACGTTCACGCGAAGCGCGAAAGAATCAAAGAGGGTTCTGGTGAAAGGATGCGCAAGCCAGGCGCAAAAGGCGCACCATCCGCAAAGGCTTTCAAGCAAGCAGCCAAGACCGTTAAAAAGCCGAGGTTTGAATAATGGCTACGGTTGCGCAGGTCGCAAAGGCATCTCTGCAAAGAATTCTTGTTCAGGCTTCCGAAGCGCCTCTCGAAGCTGACGAATATCAAGACTTCATCTTTGCGATGAACAACTACATGACCGCTCTGGATGCGGCAGGCGTTCATCTTGGATATACGATAGTTTCAAATCTTGCCGACACCGTGACAGTGCCGACCGGCGCTTTGCGTGGGTTGATTTCAAACTTGGCAATTGAGGTGGCACCGGATTACGGTGGCGTCGTTTCTGATGCGCTAGTCCTTCAGGCTCGAGAAGGTTTGCAAGCCATGAGGATGCTTGGTCAAACTATCGGCGCGACGAGAAAGCCATCAACCCTTCCGATTGGCTCTGGCAACTCCGACGCAGGCTATGGTTGGACTTGGAATTTCTATCCTGAAAGCGAGGAGTCGATCCTTGCCGAAACGATTGGCACAATAGCACTAGAGGCTTCTACCAATGAGTGACCGCGCCTACGGTGTAAAACAAAGCGACTTTACTGCGCAGACTTCGATTCCCTCTGGATCGTTTCTTGGCTTTTTCGCTAACGGGTACAACTACAAGATTTCCTACACCAACTTCCTTTCGGGGCTTGGCGTTACAGGAACGATTGTTCAGGACGGGGCGGTTACAGGTACGCCGGTTTTGGATGTGCAAGGGACTGTAAACAACATCCGAAACATTGAGGACGGAGCGGGTATCGTCACGAACGTATCTGCTGAAAATGGCATAGAGATTGCGCACAACTTCACGGTTGACACCACTGGTGAGCCGCTGATGTTGAACATCTCCGACCCGAGTCCGACGTTTGTTTCTCTTGTGGCTGGGGCTGGCATCAATTTAACGACGACCGGCGATACCATCGAGATTGCGGCGGAACAAGCTCAAATCTACGGCCAGGTTTATATGCAGGGCAATTCCACCGCCACGGTGATTGCATCTACCGCGACGCCTGTGTTGGTTGCTGGAACGTGGACGGTTGATCTCGGAGGTAGTTTCACAGGGACTACTGGTGGACGGTTGACGTATACCGGTGCTGAGACGCAAATTATCCGAGTATCGGCGGCCCTATCACTTGATCCAACGAGCGGATCAAATCAGCACATTTCGATCTACGTTGCGAAAAATGGAACGACCATCGCAGGCTCGCGGCAAGAGGCCCATATCAGTCATGGTTCTGATATGAATATGTCAGCAGTTTGGCAGTTGTCACTGGCGACAAATGACTACGTTGAGGTGTTCGTGCAGAATTCTACTGCAACGAACAACATCACGGTGTCTCGCGCAGTTTTGAGTGTCCATTGATGATCCTGCCAATCACAAACGGTTTCTACGTCTCGAACTCACTGCCGATTTCTGCGCAGGAATGCACGAACTGGTATGTAGTGGTTGAGAGTGCGCCAGCGTTGGCGCAGGAAACGCTACGAGGGACGCCAGGCATTGAGCAGGTAGAAACCTCTGGGACGATTCTTCAGGCCAATCGCGGATGCCATACGATGGCTGGTGTTCCGTATTTCGTAAACGGCACGAAGCTGTATCGTCTTGATCAAACGCAGGTGATCCCGACTGAGATTTACGATCTCGTGGAGTTAGGGACTGTCGCTGGGACTGCCAGATGCTCGATGTCAGACAATGGAACGCAGTTGTTGGTGTTGGTGCCTGGTGGGAATGGTTACATCTACAACCAAGTCACTGATACGTTCTCGCAGATCACAGACCCTGATTTCACTGCGAACGGCAATCCTCAGTTTGTCGTGTTTGTTGATGGGTATTTTGTTGTTTCGACCGACACGAAAAAGTTTATCGTTTCGGCAATCAACAATGGATTGAGCTGGAACGCTTTGGATTTTGGCACGGCGGAGTCTGACCCTGACAACATCGTTGCTCCGATAGTTTTCAAGAACCAGTTGTTCATCTCTGGCGGCCAGACCTTCGAGGCGTTCCAGAACATCGGTGGAAGTGATTTCCCGTTTCAGCGGACGGGACTTTTTCTTGATAAAGGTGTTTTCTCTCCCTACTCCCTAATCAACACGCAAGACACGTTTATGTGGGTTGGCGGAGGTCAAAATGAGTCTCCGGCAATCTGGGCGTTCGCAGGGAACTCCACTCAGAAGATTTCAACGGTGGCCATCGACTTTATCTTAAAGTCACTCACTGATACTCAGTTGGCAAACATTTACGCATGGACGTATTCGCAGAACGGCGCGTATTTCGTTGCCTTCGCATTGCCAAACTCAACGTTGGTTTACGACCACTCATCAAAGCGTTGGCATGAGCGGAAGTCTTATATTGAGGGAGAGCAGGTAGGTTATCGCGTGAGCGGGTTTACCCAGGCTTACAATCAAATTCTCTGCGGTGACATCATTGACGGCAGGGTTGGGAAGCTCAACCCTGACCTTTTTACTGAATACGAAGGGGCGATCATTCGGACGGTAGCCACCCAGCCATTTCAGAACGATATGCAGTCAATCTTCGTTCCGTCGTTGGAGTTAACCGTAGAATCTGGGGTCGGTAACGATGACGTTGTTGACCCAGTGATTGCGATGGACAGAAGTGTTGACGGTAAAACATGGTCAGACCAGCGATTGCGCAAGTTGGGAAAGGTTGGTGAATACAACCGCCGAGCAATATGGAGACGCAACGGACGAGCATCGAGGTTTGAGGTGTTTCGTTTCACCTTATCCGATGCGGTGAAACCTGTGATAATCCAGTTGACCGCTAACGTCATTCCGGGTGCGAAATGACCGGCCCTAGGCTGAACGCTGCAAACCCAATTGTTGAGCCGAATGGGACGATGACTCAGCAATTCCGAAATTGGACGATTGACGCATCGTTGAGCATTCCGATTATCGGAGTGGGAAGTCCTGAAGGCGTGGTGAGTGCTAGACAGTATTCACTGTATATCAATTCTGCTGGGACTGCGGGAAATATTGAGTACCGTAAGATGTTGCCGGATATCGGCGGGGATGTAACGCAGGGATGGCTTTTAGTGTAAGGGCTTGCGAGGAGGACGAAGCGTTAGAGTACCTTCGTGACCCCTCGGTAAGAAAGTTTCTCTCGTTTGACCCAGTGAGCGTAAATGCTGAGTGGATCAAGCTGGTGATGAATGAAAGGCTGTTGGTTCTTACGAAGCCTGACTGGAAAGAGATCGAAGTTCACGTTGCTTGTAAATTCCGAGATCGCGGGATTGTCAGGCAGACGATGAAAGATGGGCTGGAGTGGTTGCATCAGGATTTTGAGATAGTTTGGACGACCGCCCCTGATAGTCGGGTTGGGCTGGTCAGAATGTTGGAATCATTAGATTTCCGCAGAGTCGGATCGAGGTGGGAACATGGGAATTGAAGCTGCGTTAGGTGCTGCTGGAAAGGCGTTGTTTGGAACTGCGGCACGATCTGCTGCGACAACGGCTGCTGCATCACTCGCTGGAAGTGCATTGGATCGCCGTTCTCAAGGCAAGGCTGTTAACCAAGCCAACGAAGCAGCGGCTGCGAGGACGCAGGCTGGACTATCCGCGCTCGCCCCTGGCTATCAGGCTGCGCAGGATATTCGTCAGCAGGCGTTTGGTACTGGTCAGAGGATGCGCCAGCAGGGTATGCAGCAAGGATTGGGAATGCTCTCTCAGCTTTACGGGCCTACTGCAAATCTCTATCAGCAGGGCAATGTGGCTGCTCAGAGGGCGTTGCTCGCAGGGCTTCCGCTTCAGCGCGCTGCTATTCTTGGTGAGCCGATGGACTATTCCGCGCTTCAACCTACGCAGATTTCCTACGATCCAGCAATGTTGGCTGGGATTTTCGGCGGCGCACAACTTCCTCGCGGGCGGTTGAACTTGCCGCCTTACATGGCTGGTCAGGCACAGGGATAAGTTATGGTTACCGATGAGCAAATCAGGCAGTGGTTAGCTGACAACCCTCAAGCTACCGACGAGCAGGTTCTGCTCGCTATGAAGCAGTATCAGGTCTCTCCTGACCAGATAGCACGGGCGACTGGTACGAATATCGGTGACGTTAACCAGAGAATTGATGCGCAGATCAATCAGTATCTGGCGAACAATCCTCAAGCCAGCGACGCTCAAATCTATCAAACGATGAACCAGTTTGGGATCACTCCCGAACAGGTGGCTCGTGCGCAAAACGTAAGCGTTGAATCCATCATGCCGCGAATCAACGCGGTGATTGAACAGCAGTCTTTGGCCCCCGTAGGTCAGACCCCAACGGGGGTGAGAGGCTTCGAGGCGGCCGCTAATCGCGGGATGAATCAGGCAATCGCCACCCAACAGGCTGCGCAACAGGCGGCGCGTGGTGACCTTTCCGCCGGTATGCAGGAGGTCGCAAGACTTTACGGATTGAACCTTGATGACCTTCGCGCAGCACAACAGGCAGCGCAGGGAAGTCTTACTCAAGCAATGCAAACTGGGCGTGGACTGTATGGCGAGAACATCGCAGGCATCCAGGCCGCAGGAGAACGCGCCAGAGGCGACATTCAGAACTACATGGGCCAAGCGGCAGGGTTGTTCCAGCCCTACCAACAGGCGGGCACTCAGGCTCTACAGCAGCAGCTTGCATTGTCTGGCGCGCTGGGTCAGGACGCATTCAACCAAGCCTATCAGGAAAGCCCCTACGTTCGTTTCCTTCGAGAGCAAGGGGAGCGGTCAACTCTCGCTGGCGCGGCCGCTACAGGCGGTCTAGGGGGCGGCAGGGTACAGCAGGAGCTGGTGAGATTCGGTCAGGGTCTCGCCAGTCAGGGACTCCAACAGCAAATCGGCAACCTTGGGAACCTTTCAGGGATTGGGCTAAACGCTGCCGGTTCTGGCGCGAACATCCTGACGGGCTTGGGGACTAACCTTGCGAATCTTGGGACGGGGACTGCGCAAAGCGTCGCTGGTCAGAGGGAGAACCTTGCAGGGCTTGAGTCTCAGTACGGGACGAACCTTGCCAACCTTGCTACGGGAACCGCTCAGAACATCGCAGGACAGCGCCAGAACCTCGCGGGGGCGCAGGGTCAATACGCGGCCAACCTTGCGAACATGGGGCTTCAGACGGGCGGAAATATCGCCAATTTGCAATACGGAACGGCGGCTGATATTGCTAATCAACGGATGCAGGCCGGTCAGCTTCTGGCTGGTCAGGTGGGTACTGCGGCGGCTGGGCTTGGTAATCTGGCATCTGCCCAAGGCAACTATCTCAGCGACATCCTGAACCGCTACGGAACGGCAGGATTGGGGCTGGCTCAGGGGTATACCCAAGACCAGATCAACGCATTCCAACAGGCGGCAGAGAATCAGGCGGCGTCTCAGCAGGGCTTCGCGGTCAATCAGGCGAATATGCTCGCAGGGCAGCCGTTCGCGCAGATGCAGCCGTTTTCCTACGGCCAGGCAGCCGGTAACGCTCTGAACGCTGCTGCCCTTGGGTATCAACTGGGTGGCGGGAATCTTGGGGTGACGACTCGACCGACTCAAGTAAGCGGTACTGCGCCTGGCTATGCGATGCCGCTTTCCGCTCTCAACTCAAGCTGGCTTTCGTCGGCATTAGCAGGGCTTTGACATGGCACAAGACATCGGTTTACTTCTTCGCGGTCTGGGCGCGTCTTTCTCCCAACAGGTTCCGCAATTCCGCCAGGAAATGGCGCAGGAACAGGCACTGGCTCGCCAGCAACAGGCATTGGCTGACCAACAGCGTCAGCGTCAGCGCCAGACGATTATGGAAGACTATGAATTCAAGCAACAGGTTGAAGCTGCTGGGTATCAGGACGGATTGGTGCTGATGAATTATCTGATGGATGGCAATCTCGAAGCAGGTCTTAATCTGCTTGAAAACCGTATGCAGACAATGAAATCGCTTGAACAAGAATTGGGGATAAAGTTCTCCAGTGATCCAACGGCAAGCATTTACGAAGATGTAAGACGGTCAATAACTGGAGACCCAGAAGCACTACAAAGGGCGCAGACGCAAACTGCTTTGGTGGTTGCCGCAGGGGTTGACAAGGGCTTGATAAAGCTGCCTGAAGCAACCAAAGGTGTTGTTGTGGGGGACAGGCTGGTCAATCCGATAACAGGTGGTGTCATATTTGAGCCGCCAACGGCCCCGAAACCTGAGACTACGCGCACCCCAGAGTCTCCAATCGGTAAAATGATGACCGATATAAACCTTGGGTTTATTCCTCCCGATCTCGGCCAGCAATTAATTGGTGCGCAGTTATCTGAGGCCCAAAGACAGCAGGCTGAGTCTGCGCAGAAGTCAGCAGCAACATTAGAACAGCAGTCTATGCAAAATGCTGAAGTGCTGAGAGCATATGAGCTAGCTAACAAACTTGCATCTGACCCAAACATCGGCGCGATATTTGGCACTGTTTCTTCAAGAACGCCAACATTAAAGGCATCGTCAGGCGATCTCGAGGTTGCTTTGGATGAATTAAAAAATCTTCTCACTATGGGCAATCTTGGGCGTATGTCTGGGGTTTTGTCGCAGTCAGACATAGAGTTGATTGCTAGCGCGGCAAGCGGACTTGATTTGCGAATGAGTGATGAGGCGGCAAAACAGAAACTAAATCAAATAACAAGAAGGCTTGAAACAAAGTTGAGAGAGAAGGGCATTGAAATACCATCGGCGCAAGCGCCAACAGCCCAGACTGCAACTCAATCAAGATCAATTTTCAACTGGGGTGATTTGTAATGGATGTGACACTTCCAAACGGTGTTGTTCTACGCAACGTCCCAGATGGAACCTCAAAAGAGGATATTAAACAGAAAGCAATTTCTGCTGGTATTGCCACAGAGTCAGACTTTGCTGCGCAACAATATCGAGAGGCAATCCAATCCGACCCTATAGCGAGAACGCTTTTCAGCCTGCCCGGCACGCGACCATTGATGGAAGCCGCCAATGCGGCGGGGAGATCGGTTGCGGATGTAATCGATTTCTTTGGGCCGGATGCTATCAACAGTCTTTTGCAGATTTCTGGCGTAGAAGCTAGAGTGCCGACCGTTCGTAGATCGCTTGAATCCGTTGGCGCGTTGGCTCCCGCTGGGGCGTATATGCAGCCGGGGCTTTCGCAGCAAATTGTCTCTGGCATTGGCGAGGCTCTCCCGATGGCTATGGGGCCACAGGCGGCGTTGCGGGCTGGCATGAGAATGCTTCCCCAAACGGCTACGCCATCTGTTGCGAGGCGAGTTGCGACTGAGATGGCTAGGACAACCCCGGCGCAAGAGGCTGTCGCAACAACCGGAGCTGTAGTTGGCGGTGAGATAGGAAAAGAAACAGGGCTTCCTGGCGGCGAATTTGTCGGTGCGTTAGCCGGTGGGGTTACTGGCATCCCGATCATCTCTGGGATTGACCGGATGCTAACGAATAAAACGGACTTCACCGCAATGGCTGGCAACCTATCGCGTGCGCGTCGGGATGTCGCCGGAGAGATGTTGGCTAAGTCTTTAAGGGCGTCTGGGATGTCGGTTGAAGATGCCATGAGGCAGTACCGATCTCTCGGCCCTAATGCCCTTCCAGCGGATATTGACCAGTCATTCCGCGAGATTCTCAGGGCGGCGATGAACGTGGACGAAGGGATATCAGGACAGGCCCGCAGGGCTGTAAACCAGCGTCAGGCGGGATCGGGAGCGCGGATTGCGCAGTCAATGGATATCATCAGCGCTGATAGTTTGGACAATTACCTGCAAACCGTCGATCAGACGCTTGGCCCACAAGTTCGTCAGCTTTACCAACAAGCATCTCAACAGGGAATATCCATTCCGCCAGCTTTGAGGGCTAGGTTTGAAGGTGATAGCGCCATCGGCCGAGTTCAGCCGGAAGTGCAGAGAAGGCTTGCTGACCGTCGAGCGATGGGTGAGCAAGTAAGCAACTTCGACCTGATTGACGAAACGAAACGCGCTCTGGATGACCAGATTGGCGCTGCGCTTCGAGGTGGACAGAATCAAGAAGCAAGACGGCTGATTCAGTTGCGCAATTACATGGTTCGAGAGGCTGACGCGCAAATCCCAGAATATGGGCAAGCGCGGCAACTGTACGCTGGAAAAATGGCAATTGAAGACGCTGCGACATTGGGTGGAGAGATTTTCCAGACCAACGCACGGGAATTGCGAGACCTGACGAGCGTAATGACGCAACCTGAAAGGAACGCTTACATACTGGGTGCGAAAGAAGCTATTTTGAATCGGATTGACAACACCGGCGCAACTCGCAATCAGGTACAGGCGTTGTTCGGCAAAAATGGCGACGCGATGAAGCTGGGCACGCTATTTGATAATGCCAGAACTCGACAAGCGTTTATGAATAGCCTGAGGCGAGAAACAGAGTTCGTTGTTACGAGGAACGCTGTTAGTGGCAACTCAACGACCGCTGGACAGCTTCAGCGGATCAAAGAGTCGCTTATGCCAGCCGGTGGATACAGACAGGCTCTCGGTCAGGCTGCATCGTTGGTGACAAGTCCGACACAACTTGCGCGCGAGGTTACTGGTATCATTGACAACATGAGGGCCGAGAAAGGCAGTGACCTTTATCTGAAGGGACTCATTCAAGCTGGCGACATACTTTTGACGGCTGGCATGAACCCGAATGATCTGCGACGGCTTTTGGAAACTGGCAGCGTGGACAGGCTGACGACAGAGCTTCGCCGTGTCGCGTCGCCAGATTATAGGGGCCGATCTGCTGCGGTAGTTGGTTTTGGCGCGCAACAGTCAAACGAGGAATGAGCAATGGCTCGCTTTGGTTCGCTCGATACACAATATTTTGATGATGCTGGCGATCCTCTTGTCAGCGGGAAAATCTACTTCTACGAGACCGGCACTACGACTGCGAAAACAACGTATGCCGACATCAACTATACCATTCCGAATTCAAACCCAGTCATTTTGACTGCGGCGGGTCGTCAGCCAAACATCTTCTTTGATGGTGTTGCAAAGGCGATTCTGACCAAATCGGATGACACGCAGATTTTGGTTCGTGACCCCGTAGGAGATACCGCGTCCACCTTTGGTAATGCCTGGATCGCGTCAAAAGATTACAACGCGAACGATGTTGTCCAAGGGTCGGACGGCAACTTCTACGTTTCGCTGGTCAACGGCAACGTCAATAACAACCCAGTCACTACTAGCGGATATTGGACGTTTCTCTACTCCGTTGAGTGGAACGCAGGTACAACGTACAAATTAGGTTCGGTCGTCACCTACGATTCAATCGTTTACCAATCGCTTCAGAACGCCAACCTGAATAAAAATCCTTCGACCCAAACATCATGGTGGGTTCCGATTCAACTGGTGTGGAATTCGACCTCAACCTATGCGATCAACGCTAACGTGGTTGGAACGGACGGCATCCTTTACACCTCGCTTCAGAACGCAAACACCAATCACATTCCGGCAAGCTCACCGTCTT